TTCCCAAATGAAGGAATTGTAATTTTCGGTCAAAAGACTCTACAAGCCACTCCAAGTGCCTTGGATAGAATTAATGTTCGTAGATTGATGCTTTACATCAAGAAGGGAATTAACCAAATTTCTACAACAATACTCTTTGAGCCAAATGTTGAAGACACTTGGAATAACTTTAAGGATAAAGCAGAACCATTCCTAGCTGACGTTAAGGCAAGATTTGGTTTAACCGATTATAAATTAATTTTGGACTCTACAACAACGACTCCAGATTTAATTGATCAGAACATTATGTACGCTAAGATTTACTTGAAGCCAGCAAGAGCAATTGAATTTATTGCAGTTGACTTCTTTATTACCAAGACAGGCGCAACATTCCCAGCATAACAGGAGATATGATAAATGGCTAAACAACCACCAGTTAAACCAATATGGGCAGCAGATGCTGCTGGTTTAGATCCAAAAAGAAGTTATAGATTTATTCTGTATCTTGATGGTATTCCATCATATTTTATCAATTCATCTGGCGTTCCAAGCTTTACAGTATCTGATGGTGGAAAGCACACATTCCTAGGACACGAATTCAAGTTTCCTGGATCTGTAAAATGGACCGGAACAATTGATGTAAAAATGGTAGATACAATTGACTATAACATGGCTCAAAAATTTACTGATTACATTAGAAAGGCTGGATATGTTTATCCTTCAAACTTTAATGAATCATCAGCTAGTCCAGAGTACTACAGAAAAACAATTTCAAAATCAAAGTTCCCATTCAAGCAAGTTAAAATCCAAAGACTTGACGCAGAGGGTACTGTATATGAAACTTGGGTTTTAAATAATCCTTGGATTAGTAAGGTTGACTTTGGAACAGCAGATTACTCTAGCGAAAGCTTATTGAATGTTACAACAACGTTTACTTATGACTGGGCTGAGTTAAGACAAGGCGACTCAGGAAATCCTCCGCCGTTCCCAGCCTAATGGGAGATTATAAGTGCCCTTATTTTCTAACAAAAGTAGTTTAGTATCTGGTAAGCAAGCTCAACAGGTCTACAGATTTGTTTTGAGAGTTAAGGGCATTGATGCTGCTTTAATTCAAAGTGTAACTACCCCAAAATATAAAATATCAACAACAGATTATCAAATGTTGGAATATAAGTTTAAATATCCAACAACAGCAGAGTGGACTGGTCCAATAACTTTTGATGTTTTACAGATATTGGATGAAGACTTAATAACTTCGACACTTGGATTCTTTATGTCGAAGTTATATAATTCTGATTATTATGCTAGTCCAATGGGTCTTGGAACAGGTGAAAAGGATGTTTTCCTGCCGAATGCTTTATATAAAGCCCGTGATTCTATATCTACATTTGTAAATAATGGTCCCAATAACGGATACGCAAGAAAATCTGGAGAAGGCTCTGTTTTAGATCTATCAAAACAAAAATTAACAAATGCGCTTGGTAATGTAGAAATAATAACTTTAGATGAAGAAGGAAATAAATTTGACTGTTGGAGGTTAAATGGAGCGTTTATTACTGGTATAACTCCAGTAGATTTAACTTACAATAGTGAAACTTTATCAACAGTTAAGGTAGAATTAAGTTATGACTGGGCTAGTTATGGTTTTAGAGGAGTCTATGCCGAAGAAGGCTCCATCATGCGTATTTTGAGTATATAATCTAACAAGAGGTAATAATGAATAATTTAAATAAATTTGGCCTACCAATGGGTCTTGGTAGTTCTGTTGTCAGTTCAGGTAGAACAAATGGAGTTTATGAGGCTCCAACCGACTTTGTTGATCTTCCATCACAAGGCAAATTTTATCCGAAGGATTCTCCTTTATATGGAGTAGACAAGGTTGAAGTAAAGTATATGACTGCAAAAGAAGAGGATCTCCTCTTATCACCAGGTCTTCAAAAAGCAGGGTTAGCTATTGATAGAATGGTTGAGTCTTTACTTGTAGATAAGAGAATCAGAGCAAAAGAACTTTTAGTTGGTGATAAAAATGCAATTCTAATCAATGCAAGAAAAAATGCTTTTGGTGATGAATATGAGTTCAGTTATGTGTGCGAAAAATGTGGGACACAAAATAGTCATGTGAAAGATCTAAATGATATTTCTATTAAAGAAATTGTACAAAATGATTCTTGCACAATATCAGAGTCTGGAACTCTTATGGTCAGACTACCAAAATCAAACGCTTTAATAGAATTAAGATTTCTAAAAGGTGAAGATGAAACAGCTATTGAACAGGTACTAGAAAAAAGATTAAAGAGCAACTTGCCGGTTGAGTCTCTTCTAACAAGATATAGATATATGATTGTATCTGTTAACGGCAACGATCAAACAGACAATATTATTTCTTTTATTGAATCCATGCCAATTCTTGATTCAAACTTTCTAAGAAAAAGATATGCAGACATGAATCCAGATATCCAATTTAATTTCTCATCTGATTGTAAAAAATGTGGTCATACAAACGAGGGAGGTGTGCCGATCACGGCAAACTTTTTTTGGCCCCAACTATGAATTTTTTAAGATACCACCAGAATATAGCGATGTATTATATGAAAAAATTTATATAATGAAAACCTATATGGGTTGGTCTTTTGAAGAAATTTTCTTGCTTCCTATTCCTCTTCGTGATTGGTTTATAAATAAATGGTTAGAGGACAATAAAAAAACAGAAGAATAGTATATTTATTGAAGAGGAATAGTATATGGCAGAAGAAGTAGCATCAGGTTTAGAATCCGGTTTAGTTACGCTTGCTGGCGCATAAGCTGCAGCAAAGATTTTACCTTTATTTGGTCAGTTATCCAATGTTATTAAAGATGTTGGGAAGAATGCTGCGTATTTTTCTGGCGTAAGTGAAGATCTAACCAAAAACCTAGATACAGTAATCGGTCTTTTTAGTAAAGATTTTGATAAGAGTATTACAAGTTTAACTGCAAAGTTTAGAGATCAAATTGACACTTACCAGAAACTTGATCAATCATTTATACAACTTGGTCGTGGTCAAAATTCAAAAGCATTTATTGAAAGTATAAGACAACAAGAATTTGAAACTGCAAGATTAGGCATTTCTCTGAACAGTCTAATTGAAATCAATAAAAATCTTTTGACAAGTTATACAGGTGCTTCTTTATTAACTGAAAGACAAACACAAAAATTTGCTGATAATAAAAAAGCTATCACCGAATTGGTTGGTTTTAATCAAAAGTTCGGCGTCAGTCAACAGGACACGATACAGATTCTAAACCTGTTTAATAATACGATGGGCAAAGGTAGTCTAAATGTCCAACAATTTTCTGATTCTCTATTAATGTTTTCTGAAAAGACTGGACAAAGTGCCCAAAAAGTCTTTTCAGATTTTAATTCTAACGTTGATCGTTTTGCTACTGTTTCTGCGGATAAAGCAGTTGCATCTTTTGAAAAATTACAGATGGCGGCTGCAAGAACTGGTCAGTCCGTCCAAGGCATTATTTCCTCAATAGAAAAATTTGATGACATAGAGACAGGTTTTCAAGCTGGTGGTCAATTAAATCGCGTTCTTTCTTTCATGGGTGGCTCTTTTGATACATTCAAAGCGATACAAGCATCAGATGAAGAAAGAGCAAAAATGATTTATGAATCAATTTCTGGAGTTGCGGATAAATTCCAAGCTCTACAAACTGATCAGGCAAGAAGAAGTTTCGCCAAACAATTGGTTGATAGCACAGGTGTTGACTTAAAAACTGTCATGGGTCTACTAAATAAATCAACTGATTTATCGGCAGACTTAGCAGACATTTCTAAGAAGCCAATAGTGGCAGGAGAATTTACGGAAGAAGGAAGAAGAACGGCTGCTATTAGAGCAACAACTGCAGATGAACTAAAGCAAGTTCAAGGACAACTAATGGATCTAAATCCTTTGGTTGTAAAGCTTTCTGGTAACATGAAAGATAACACAGCTGCGTTTACAGGATTTAGTGCCAATTTCTTTGGTGATTTAGATAAAAAGTTGGGACCAGCAATCGCTAAAGGCGGTGTAGAAGGTCTAATGACTGCCGGAAAAGAATTGTTTGTAAGTGCCAAAAACTTACCAAGTGAATTTGAAAAATATATGGCTATCTATAGATCAAAAACAAAACCAGAAGCAGATTCTGTTATTGGTGGAAATACAACAGCTATTTCTGGTATTAAGACATCTTTGGACGCTCTCAATGCTAGACCAGTTAAGGTTGAAGTTAGCGGAGTAATTGCCGCGCCAACAGGACAGATAAACGTTAATGGGAAGGCTAGCGGACAGACTAGTGCTCTAAACCCACAAAATAAATAAGTCTGAGGAACTTACAACATGGCAAAACTTGTAGATATAGTTAATAGCGATTTATGCGATTTAAGTGCAAATGCACCAGATTATGAAAATAATATTAGATCTAAATTTATAGGTTATAATCTTGTTATGTCAT